GCGTTGCCGATACGGGGTCTGGGTAAGGGTGCCCGCGCCACCGGGCAGGGGTTCGAGATTCACCTCTGCACGAGCTTCATCGATCGTGAGTACGTCCGCATTGACTAGCAGGACCGCGCGACTAACGCGCTGGTCCGCCGATTCTTGCAGAGCTTCGACGTCGTCAGTATTGAACCGGGCGGTCTGCCGAGTGTCAGGCACCGTCTGCAGGTCAATTTCAGAAGCGACGACCTGCAATTTGGGGAGAATCGTGTCCGACCACAGGGTGGCTCGACTGGCCGCCCGGTTCTCGTACGTCGTCCCGCCCATGAGGTAGTCACGTGGCACTCCGAATGCCAACATGATCTCCTCGGCGGTCTTGATTCTGGTGTCTAGGTAGCTGATCTCCTCACTGCTGAACGAAATTCGGTCGTACTTCGACTGCACCGGTCCCGACAGAACCAGGTGCCGACCCGAGTCCTCGGGCCGTTCGTGACGAGCAGCCAGATCCGCTCGAACTTGTTTGTGCGTCTCTTCATCAACATCACCAAGGAACACCACACCCGCCGGTGTGCCTCCTCGGGACAGGGTGGCGGACTGGAATCGGCGAGCGTAGTCGTCCAGCTCAAGCGCAAATTTCGCCGCCTTCAACGGAGGTAGGCAACCCCACACATCGTCCGGGTCGGGGTACCTCAGCCACAGCATCTCCTCGGGCAGCAGCGCACCGGTGCGCCCGGAGTTGCCGTGAATCCGGTATCCGATCAGTTCGTCGATCCCATCGGGCCCGGTGTCGTCGATGATCGGCTCGACACCCCACGACGAGTCGAGGATGTGCAGGCTGGCAACCGGCCCTAGGCCCGAGTTACCCCGGTCCATGTAGACGAAACACTGGCCCTTGGTCTCCAACCGCAGCCACGCGATCTCACGCAGCATCCGTGCCGACATGTAGTTGTTAGGCGCGTGATTCCAGAGATTGACGACGTCGTCATCGATCGGCTCTTCGTTATCGTTGAGGATCTCCAGCGGACAGGTTGCCGCGTTCGACGCGATCGCCACGATGCAACGGTACGCCACCGCCGAGTGGCGCCAATCTGTCGGATTACCTTCGGCCAACCACTGGTACAGGCCATCGGGACCCATTGTCACCTGGATGCCGGTACTCCCGGTGACCGGAGGGTTCGGGATCCCGCGAGTCTTCCAGTTTCGCGGCATGGATCGACGCGCCCAGCTACGTTTCGCCTGGTCTGCCATCAGGCTTGCCGCGCCTATGAACGCGCCGACCCAGCCTCCCCCGGGCTCAAACGGGGAGCTTCTCTCAAGCGACATCAGCCATCCCACGCCTCCGGAAGAATAGGTGAGTCAAGCCCCACACTAGTGCATCGAGACGGTCAGGCGACGCCTTGTCATCCGGGGTCCACGTCGTCATCTGGTCTTCTAGTGCGTGATGAATGTCGACGTGGTGGACCAGCCCTTGTTCGTACATTGTGCTGATCGGTTCGGCGCGCAATCTCTTGCCTCGGCTAGCAGTTACGGGCTTGTACCTCACTCCTCGCGGCAGACGCAGGGATTCAAGTGTGGCGCGTACCATCTCGCCACCGTTGTTCGTTTCAGCGACGATGTAGCTTGCATTCCAGGCTTGAGCGGCCTGGATTGCGGTTTGAGCCCATCCGTGGGGTGAATAGTGGCCGCTCAGGTCGGCCAACACGAACCCTTCGTGGTCGAGACGGCCACACACCACGATGCCCGTCTCATCTCCACCGTACGTGACCGCAGGATCGATCGCGATCACAATCTCCATTTGGCTAAGGAACGGCGAGACCATGCTCAGCTCGGCGCGGTGTTCGTCGAGCAGGGCGATCGTCCAGAGTGCGCCCTCGATCTCGTCTAGGAACTCACCCTCTAGCTCCTGGCGTCCCAGCCGCGTACCTTCGTATTTGCGGATGATGACGTCAGCGAAGACGGGTGACAGGTTACGCAGGTTGTCGTACGTGCGACCCGCCGTTACGATCGTAGTCGGCGAAAGTCGGAGTTCGCGGATCTCCTTACGGGGACGGGGAGTGGTGGTGATGATACAGCGGGGATCCGCCCCTAGCCGCAGCCCGAGGCGGTAGTTCGAGAAGGTGTCTTCGAGGTTGTAGAAGGTCGCCATTTCGTCGATCCACGCCCAGTGGTGCTGCGGACCTCGGAGCTGGTCGGGCTTCTCGGAGCTGTAGCAGAACGCGACCGCCCCGTTGTGGAATATGATCCTGCGCTTACTGGGCTCGTACCTCGGGCGCTCCCAGTTGGGGAAGCAGCGCATAATCCCAGACTCGCCCTCGATCATCACATCGCGCACATCTGCTGCGGTGCGTCCGATCAGGGCGCCTCGACCCACCCGGCCAATTTGCGCCACCTTCTCGCGAGCGAATTCGGCTCCGGTGCGGGTCTTTCCCCACCCGCGACCCGCCATGACCAGCCACTCCAACCATGGAAGCGTGACTGTGACAGGTACCGCAGAACGGGGGTCTCGGACCGTGCGCGGTAAATCGGGTGGGGAAAGCTGTTGCCAGCGAGCGTGCGGCATCACGAAGGTACCGTGGGGTTGACCGTCGCACCCCTGTCGGTCACATCGCCACATCGTGCGTCGCCGCTCTAGCTCTTCGTAGAGCCTATTCTTCAAGTGCTCTTTACGTTCGGGATCCCAGCTGCGCCATTCGCCCGCGCCAGGGCCGTAACCCTCGCGCCAGTCCTCGGCACCTTGACTCATTCCTCAAGTGATTCCGCTGCTGCTTCGTCGATGATCGCGCTTTGAGCGTGGAAGGTGGCCATCAGGGCTTCGATCTCGGTGTCCAGCGCACCCGAGTACTTGACTTCCAGCTCGACCGGGACGTTCAGTCCCAGGAGCTTGGCTCGGGCTTCGGAGTTCCGGATCCAGGCGGCTTGGGCCTGCATCTTCTCCTGGAGCGTGGTGCTGCTGGACTCGATCACCATCTGGTTGAAGCGCTGCATCGCGTCGATGCGGGTGGTCTCCATCCGCCGAGCCTGGTCGCGCGTCTCCTTCGGGATCATCGCCTGAATGGCGCGCCGAATGCGGGCTCGCACGGTAGGGACGCTGACGTTCTGGATGTCGGCGATGTCGGCGTAACTCCAGTGCGCTAGCCTCAGGCCCAGGGCGTCTTTCTCTGCCTGGACTTGAGACACCAGCTCTAGCTCACGCCGAGGGTGCTCTGGATTCGGAGGCTCCGGGTACTCGGACACACCGCTATTCTAGCACGCCATTCGACTGCCGCACAAGTAGCGCCCAGCCAGGGTGGCGCGCGCATCTCCAAAAAGGGGGTACAGGTCAGCCCCCAGCGGAGGGGATCCGGGGGCTTCGCTGCGCCCAGCTAAACTGGGTCGTGTGAGTGGCAAACTGCGTCCGCCTGTGCGGGGTCGGGCTCGCTGACCACGGTCACGTGCTCCCAGTCCTCTTTGGGCAGCCCTCCGCCGTCCAGTCGGTCGGAGCCCTTGTTCACGAGGATCTGTGGGCCGGTTGGGATTCCACCCGATCCCGCGTCCTCGCGGGGGATACCGCCGACCGGCATCTGGGCGAGCAGCTCGTGGTCGAGGACGTACTGGGCCTCGCGCCGCATGTCGTTCATGATCTGGTCGCGGTTGCGGCCGATGCCGTGCCAGTAGTCGTGGAACGCGTTCTCCTGTTGCAGTCGGTTGATGCAGGCCGTAACCATCTTCTCGGCCAGCGTCATCTCGATGACTCTCACGTGTTCCTCCTAGTCGGGAATGCCGTCGATGAAATCGTCGTAGCTGGCGCACTTCGGCCACAGGTCGGACAGGCGCCGGATCTCGTCCAGCGCCTCCTGTCCGGTTGCGTACTGAGCGATCTTGCCGGACTGCGGGTGTGGGATCATCGCCCAGTAGCCCTGCCCGACCTTGCGAATGGTAATCATTCGGTCATCGCCAACCAGGTGTGGGCGTCGGTCTCGACGCCGTTCGGCTCGCGCACGGTCAGCTCACCCGGCAGGATCTCACGCCGATCGTCCAGCAGATTGAGCAAATCGAGGACGGCACCCTCGGTCTCGCACACGATGCCCGAGTCGGAGCCGATCTTGGGGTTGTAGACGCTGTACTCCATCAGTCGGCCTCCATCGGCTCGTAGGCACCGGGCAGCGGGACGATCGGCTCCAAGCCGTTAGCGATCCGACGCGGGTTGGCCTCTTCGACGCAGTTCGGGCAGATCGGTTTCCGTACTCCGTCAACCACAACCGAAGGGACCAGATCCGGGTTGTAGCTGAATGCCCGACCGCAGCCGTAGCAAGCGCTGATTGCGACCATCCAGCCCATCAGGTCACCGGCCTAATTACGATCGAGCCATCGGGCAGGACGTCGACGACGGTGCTGTTCTTGACGATCTCGATCTCGACCAAGGTGGCGTCGTAATCCTGCTCTAGGGTCACTTCCAGATCGGAACCGCAGCACGGGCACGTAATCACTGACCACATCAGTTGCACTCCGCCAATAGGGCCAGGTGTCCCCGGCAAACCCACGCCGCACCTTCGTCGTTCCACGCCATCTTGGCCACGGCCAGTTCGCCGCAACTCACCAGCGTGGCCCGGGTGTACGCGTCCAGCATCTCGACATCGCACACCGGGTAGAACTCCACGTTGTGCTCGGTGACGTCGGCGAACAGCGCGAGGTGGTGCGTACAAGCCTCGTCGCTGTAGTCCTCGCCCTCCCAGTGGATGCAGCCCGCGACGGGCCGACCGCACTCGCGGCCGACCACGTTCACTGTGCAGGTCTTGTAGCTCATTGGGGTTCCCTTCCCTCTAAACCACCATCATACCAGGTCGGGGCCACCTGCGCAACCCCAACCCGGCATGATCTTGGTTACAGCGGCAGTGCTCCCGAGTCAGTGACTTCGATGGCGCCCGTCTTGTTGAACGTCATCTCCCAGCTCGTCGGGTCGCATGGCGTGGTGATCGTCGACTCGCAGCGCCACGTGACAAAGTGGATATGGCCCTCGCGGGGGACTTCCACCGTCACGCTGAGCAGCTTGTCGTGCTTCTTGCAGATGCCGCTCGTGAAAACGGCCTGCACCCACTTGATGTCGGTGTCGTTCATGCGAACGGGTAACGCGGGCACGACGGCCAGTGGCCGCTTGCCGCCCCGCACTTGTCGCAGTCCCTCATGGTTTCCCTTCCTCTCGGGCGCGGGGTGCGCCGCTGTCCCCATTATACCACGGGACGGGACCCCGTGTCAAACCAGCCGTAGCGCAGCACGTAGGGGCGAACCCGACTGGGCTCGCGTTCCTCAAGCGAATGGCGCGCGCGGCTGTATTTGACGCGATCGTCCAGCGTCCGGCGCGGCAGGGATTCGAGCCAGGCCCACTCCTCGACCGAGATTCCGTCTCCGACGTCAGGCACGGCGGCGGCTCCTGATTGGGAGGACCACCTG